GTATTCTAAAGACAAGACTCTTCAGACAGACTGGAATAAGTTTAAAACTAAAGTACGTCACACTTCTTTAATTGTTTTTGGTAACCAGGATAAGAACTCTCCTCAGTATGGACGTAAAGAAATCTTAGGTAGATTGATTGGACAGTTTAGAGCTTCTTGGTTATATGAAGGGATTAACTCTAGATGGGGAGGAGAGTCTCAAGAAGAAGATGTAGTATTAGGTAGAAAAACTAAAGGACGTTATCGTACTTACATGGATTTAGGTTCTAGTAGTTTTAAAGTTGTAGGTAAGCAAATGCTTAGCGTAATAAACAAAAGCATAGATCCTTATGAAGGTTTAATGACTGACCAGTGGACTACTAATGCTAAAGGAGAAAAGATATTAAAGAAGATGCCTATACGTGACTTTGAGATAGAGAACTTACGTAGAAACATGGCAGGATTGTCTTATGGTATAAGTTTATTTGCACTTACGCAGTTACTCAGAATGATGTTAAAAGCATTAGATGATGATGACGAAGAAGCTGAAAAGAAGTTTGTTTCTATAATGTCTAATATCTTGTATAGAAACTATCAAGACGTAAGTATGTATTCAGATTATGGTACGTTTAGTCAGTTTACAGGTAGTCTTATTCCTGCTGCTTCTTTAGTACAAGATGCTTGGAAAGCAACTAAAGCTACAGCTAAACTAACTTATGAAGAAGATCCAGACTTATATCGTGATTTATTGTTAAAATGGACTAAAGTATTCCCTTACGTAAATAACTTAAACAAGTTTGACTTTATGATGAATAGAGACCTTAGTAGCATTCAAAGATAACTTGACACAGAAAAATTATAAACTTACTTAAAAACAGCTTAAATTTGCCTTATGTTTATACCTAAAATAGCCATCCAGAACATTAATACCTTAGCTACTCAATGGACGATTGCAGAAGTTACAGGGGCTTGGCCTACTGACCCAACTGGTTACAACCAACCATTGAATACTCCTCCTTGGAACCAAGCATGGACTAAGTCTTTATACCACCAAATGTACGGAAGTACAGAAGTGGAAAAGATAATATATACTCCAGCAACAGCTGTAAACGCAAATAGTGTAGTAACTACGTTTGCACTACAAGACGGTATTCACTTGTTTACAGAGTATTTTCTAATGCCTTATTCAGGAACTTTTACAGTCAGTGGTAACACTATGACTTTAACTGGAGCTGGTGTAGGTAGTATAGTTAATGGATGGATGAGTGGTGCGTACGGTTTAATAACCACAACTACTCCACAAAGTATTAATCCTACTGCTATTAATGTAATCAAAGGATTAGAAGTTTCTGCTCCAGATACTATCTTATTAACTTCTACTCCTCCTGCAAACTCTACTAATCTTTACACTGTGTATAAAGCACAAAAGTTTGTACTAATTACAAACGAAGCTGGTAATGACTTAGTAAAGCAAATAGGAGAAATGAGTCTTACTGAAGCTTTAGATGGGATTAGTTGTGACATACCTACTGCAAAAGCTATTATGGGTAAACTTCTTTTAAAGACTGCTGCTACAGTAGCTTTTAACTGCGGAAACTACCAAAAAGCAGCACAAGCTACTGCACTTCTTTCTAAAAATATTTCTTCAACACCTAACTGTTCTTCTTGCTAATGAGTTACGCAATCACTACTTTACCAGAAGAAATATGCAAAGCTAAAAGCGTAGCCAAAGAACTAGTGGTAGACTCTATCATTAGTGACTACATTAAAAAGCTTTTTCTTATTTCTAGTAAATGCGGAGACGTAGTAAATCCTTACTGCATCTTCCTTTACTCTTACGCATTAGACAACCATGAAGTAGATGGAGAGTCTTTGCTTAGTCCTGCTCAACTAAATGCTATAACCCTTAAATTAGAACGTATAAACACCAACTGCTGTAATGAGTAACTGTACTACATGTGGAGGTATCCTAGGAGATAGCCTCGATTTATCAATGAGTGGAAGTCCTTGTGGCTGTCCTTCTTCTATGGACATCTATAATCCTTTACAAAATGATACTGACTGTTGTAGTGTATCATCAGTAAATGGGCAAACTGGAGATGTAAACATAACACTACAAGATTTACTAGGGGGAACTACGTTAATTACGTCCTCAGATGTTTTACAAATACTGTACAATAACTTCTATACTCCTGCACAGCAAATTACTATCAACAATAGTACACACGTCATAGGACACTCTAACTCTGGAGTTACTGCAGGTACTTATGGAAGTGCAAGTGTAATACCTCAGATTACTGTAAATGCACAAGGACATGTTACTGGAGTTACTGGAGTTACACCAGAAAGACCTTTTGTATTATCAGGAGATCCATCTGTTGTATTACCTACAGGTATACCTGTACTTCCTGTAGTAGTAAACACAGGTGGACCAATAGCGCCAGGTGGAGTAGTTAGTGTTAAACCTACACAATTAGTTCCTGCTACTGGAGATGTAACTGTTACACCAGTAGCGGCTACACTTACAGAACCTGCTAAAATAGTAGTAGCTAATACAGTTATCAACGACTTGGCAGGAACATACGGTTCACTTACTACGTTTCCTAAGATAGAAGTTAATAGAGTAGGTAAGGTAATAGCTGCAGAGTCTATTGCTCTTCCTGCAGGTAACGTAAATCAAACAGAAGTATACTTTTTAGATACTAAAGAATTTAGTAATGCGACTGGAGAAGGTGAAAGTAGTGTAACTCTTCTTCCTTTTACTTTTTTAACTCCTGATAATCCTAGGACAGAAGGAGGACTTTTACATCTAGAAATAGAAGCTATTATAAAGATAAAAAATACAGTAAATTTACCTGAGTTAAGAGCTTTAAATATTACTATAGATGGATGTAATATAGTATCTGTATCAGTAGCAGCTGGGGTTAATCCTTCTACTTCTCCGTATGTAGTATGCAGAGGAACTTTTACACAAGATATTGCTAACCCTAATAGATTTATTAGTGGAGGACGTTTTGTAGCAATCACTAATATAAATGATGTAAAAGAAAGATTAGACTGTAATATATACGAACCAACTGCTTCAAGTATAGAAATAGCTAGTGCCCTTTGGTGTGAAGTTTCCTTAGTAGTTAAAAAACATATTCTTCCTGGTGGTCGCATAATCACTCAAGCATAATGGACTTAGTAAACATAGCACAAGGTTGGTTTAACTACGCTACGTCTTCTAACAAAGAACTAGTAAAAGAAAGATTAGCTATATGTGACACTTGTCCTTTTAAACAGCAACTGACTACATTAGGTAAACTAGTAGTAACTACTGTCAATCAACAAGGAAATGTTTTTAAGTGTGAAGTCTGTGGTTGTCCTTTGGCAGCGAAGACTACTAATAAGAAAGAAGAATGTCCTAAAGGAAAATGGAAAAAAGTTGAGGAAGAAAGTTTTTATTAGTACCTTTAACTCCTAAATTTAGAAACATGTATCAAGAAATTAAACAAGAACTAGCTTGGTTACAAGAACAAGCAGAATCAGTAGGCCTTCACTGGGAACAAACTTATAGTGATGCTTATGCAGCAGTGTACAATCCTAACACTTCAAGAAAGACTCAAGAAGAAGTAACTAAAGAGATTGAAGACTTAATAGCACCTCAAATTGAAGCAGCTGGTGGTCACTATGAACACGTAGTAACAGAAGAAGATTTAACCACTAACCCTGTTTTAGAAGAAATGGATGTAACTGAAGGAGAGACTATTGAAATCCCAACAACAGACACTATAGTATTACCTACGTTACCAGAAGATCCGATTGAAGCAGATCAAAGCTAGTAGACGCAAATTCTAAAAAAAAAGCCACAACATTTCTGCTGTGGCTTTTTCTATTAAACGACTATGTAGTCTTTCTCTGTAGGTTTGGATAGTAACTCCATATCTTCTGTAATTCTACTTTCATAACAAGTCTCATAAATCATATCTTCTAAGTACTTCTTAGCTTCTTTAGACTTGTTAAAAGCAAGAAGAATATAGTCTGACAATGATACGTCTGATACTTTCTTCCCCCCAATTTTTCCTTTCCACAGTAAACCACTGTGAGTGTAAATGATGTCTTTAGCCTTCTGACTAAACTCTGAATATCTACCTTCTTTATAGAGTTCATACTCTTCTAGGAAATGCTCAGGAATATCTACGTGTATGTAGTAAGTACCTTTGTCATTTTCCCAGTTAATTAAAGAACGTGTCATCTCAGGACACCATTCCACATTCTGCACTTCTACTATAAGCTCACCCGATGAGCCTAAGAAACAGTTAAGATAATTAGTATCTCCTCCGAAAGTAGTCATATTCATACCTGCTAAAGGAAGTAGAAAATACGTACTTAAGTTGTACGTATCTAATACTTTTCTAATGGCTGTAATTGTAGGATGTTCTCTCATAGCTGTTAATAAAACAGATCTGTTTCCAAGTCGTTTTTGTTTAATGTCTGTATTTTCCATAAGGAGTTTTTATCTTCGTAATCTATAAAGTTGACAGCATTATAAGTCTCTTTTAAGATAACTTCTCCGTAGTATGGACCAAAGTGTTTTTGATATGCAGTCTGTACACATGGACATAATACTTCAGTCTCATGCGTACATTCTTGCAACAGTTTCTTAGCTTTTACTTCTCCTGTTCCAGGTATACCTAGTATGTTGTCTGCAGAGTCTCCACAAAGTATAAGAAACTTACTCATCAACGTAGCATTTACTACGTCTACTTCTGTGAAGTTGAAGTTCTTATAATCATAGTGAAGTCCTGGAATTTGTTTCATGTCCTTATCAGGACTGCAGATAACTACTTCAGTTTCTTCTTTAGGAAATTTAGCTATCATAGCTACTATATCATCTGCTTCGTAGTTGGGTATACTAAAGAAACCATAAGACTCTCTTAAGAAATCTATGATAAAACTTTCCCACTCTACCATCCACTCTGGTTTTTCTGGTCTCTTGCCTTTATAAGGCGCCATCTTGTAGTCTGTATAACGACTGGATTTTCCTTCACTGAATACACCTATGTACCCAGTAGAATTAGTAGTACTAAGAATAGACTTTAAAAGACTGTCACACTTTACCTGCACCACTTCTTTTATACCATAGTCATCTTTCTTATTATCTTTTACTGCCCAGCCTATTATCCAAACTATAGAGTCAGCATCTATTACGCTAATTCTTTGCATCTTGTTTGATTTGGTTGTAAAATTCTTTTAACTCTATTTGTAGAACTGCTCCGTTCTTCTTTTCTATTACTACGTAGTTATAGAATTGAGGTGCATGCTTTACATCTAAGACAGCATACTCTGCTTCAGTACGTATTACTGTTCCTGCACGTTTAGACTGTCTATGAAGTATCACATTAATCTGAGAGTCTTTAGGCATAGCTTCTAAAACTTTAAGATAGTTTAAGGTAATAGTAGACTTACACTGGAAATTCCATGGTAGTCTTCCATTGATAAACTCGTCTTTGTTCATTAAGTCTACACCTGAATCATCTCTTCTTTTACTCTCACTTCTTGATGTAACTACGTGCTCATAGCCTATAACCCTAAGGTTTTTAGCGCATTCTCTTTCCCATACATGCCCTGCTGTTCTATTTCTTTTTCCGTTCATAAGAATAAAGGTAGGAAAGTTTTGATACTCTCCTACCTTTTTAATGTTTAAGAATTTAACGTAGTGAAATCTTCTTTCACTTCTTGGATCTCTGCTGTCTTCTCATCTTGTGCTTGAAGAAGCGCTTGAAGCTCTTGTTGGAACTCTGCATCTTTCAACTGACTATACGTAGAAGAGTGATAGATATACTTGTTTACGCCTGCAAAAGAAGAGTGTACAAAGTAGCTTTTACAAGTTACTGCACCATCTCCTTGCATACTAACAGTGTGAATGTCAGCAGGATCAACAAAGATATTATGTGTAACTGTTCCTTCGTGTTGATAGTTCTTAATGTAAGAAAGACCTCCAAAGTGAAGACCAGGGCCCATAGGCGCACCTACTTGACTCCACTTAGGTAAATAGTGTCTTTCACCTACACGAATACGATGACCTAGTTTATCACCACAATAGAATGCATCACCATTATCGCCCATGATAGCAGGTTTAAAAACTAAATCTTCTGCAAACTCTGGTTTGTTATAAGTAATGACACCAGTATCTTCATCTACTTCAGGAGTGTAACGACTTACCATTTTCTTGTTACCATCTGCATCTAAGATATACTTGTCTGTTACCTCTTCGGAAACTTTATATCCTACGATTAAACCTTCTTGCGTAATGGCAACTTGATTAGTTGTAGCTCTTTTGATAGCAGACTCTTCAGATAAACCATGCTTATCCATTAACTCTTTAACCTTATCTACATTAACATAAGGAGCATTAATAAACCACGCAAAAGATTCACCTCTTTGAAGAGTATACTCTGGTCTTCCTTCTGATGGACGAAGATAACGTACCCAACACTTAATTAAAGGAAGTGTATCTATTCCTTTCTCTACTACTTCCACTAACTTAGTTGCAAAACTAGTAGGTAATGGCATAGACTTAAGAATACGATCATTCCACTTCAAGTAGAAAGTGTTTGTATCCTTATTTACGTGGATGTACGGACTAGCAGTTTCTACAAGTTCTTTGTAGCTTTCTTCTAGTAATGGTTTAAACTCAGCTACTATTAGCTTTAAGTCTTCCATTGTTGCTGCCTTACTAGCAGCATTTTCTAATTCTTTCATAGAAGAATACTTTTCTTCTGTAAAAGTTACGGAGAACTGTTCTCCATTGACGAAACCTATTATCTGGTCGTCAAGTCTGTTTACTGTAATCATACTGTATTATTTTAGACTGTTAAATTACTCCTTTTTGTGAACAATACCAACGAAGTTCTGCTTCAAATTCTGGTGAAAGTCCGCTATCTCTTGTTAGTGCATACATATTGTTTAGAAACAAAGATATAGAAGAACTCCATTCGATTAACTCTAAGAACTCTTTATACAACTCGTAGTCAATTACGCAAGCTTCGGTTACCGAATCCGTACCGAATAGTTGTTTAGCAACTTCAGCAATAGCTTCATTTGTAGCACCATTAGTTACAAAAGTTTGAAAACTTTCGACCTTATCTACGTGAGAAATCATAGAATTATAACCACTAGAAACTTCCGCACTTGTCTTACCAAATAAGTAGAGTTCTCTATAATTCTCTTTTACGTAGTTAGTAAACTTTACGTAACTTGCTTGCTTTTCTGGAGCTATTTCAAAGTTTTTTAAGAAGGTAAGTTCTTGTATTTTCTCTTGAATCTTCCTAGCTGTATTCCACTTTATTAGTTTGTTACTCATGCTTATTTTGCCTTTTTTGAACGTGTAAAAGAATTTGGTGATGTGAGAGAAATCTTTGTAAAGTTTAGTAGTAGGCTCAGCTACTTTAATAAGTTTTACTTGGTTTCCACAGAAGAAGTGATGACAATACTTTCTGTAATGTTCCCAAACATCGTAGACATGTCCTGTTGAATCTGCAAGAGTACCTTGTGTCCAGTAACTAGGTGCTTCCCTAGTTAGTAAAGCTGCCAACTCTATAAGAGGTTTGTCTTTATCAGAACCATAGTAAATCTCCTCATCATCCCACTTGTCTATATCCTTTACTGGAATCTCCATCTTCTGATACGTATAGAAACCATTAACTTGTATTCTAGGAGTATTTACTATTACTTTACCTTGTAACTTTCTACGCTCTTCATTAGACATACTACTTTCTGCTCTTTGTTCTTCATCTTCTTCTTCCTCTATAGTGTCTAAGTCTGAACCATTAAAATCTTCAGGCACAACTATATCATCATACATTATCACTTCTTTACTCTGCAAAAATAGTTGCGTAAGTAAATCTCTCTGCTCTTCATGCTTGTCTTTAATGTGTGGCTCCATAGTCTCTGGATACTTCTGTTCTAGATTAGGCTGAAGCAAAATAAAGGGCCCATCGTGACAGAATACAAGATACCTGTCTTTTCTATTACTAGCATTTCCTTCTGTATAGTAGATAGGCAAGTGAACTTTATCACTAGCTTCTCTTACTATCTGATCAACTACTTTATTCTTTTTAGTGTACGTGTTACGAGATACTTCTCTTAATCCTGAATACGTATGCCAACCAAAAGAGAAAGTAAACATATTCTTATAACTAAACTCAATCTCTTTTAAACTTACTATATTAGCAAGTCTAGTAAGAGTTGGATTAGAACTGTTATAAGAAGATGAAATACTCTTACAAAGTCTCAACCATTTTACAAAGTCTTCTTCTTTTAACTCTTCATTTAAGATAGAAGTAGCTATGTCTTTACAGTCTTTAAATCTTTGTAAGACTGTTTCCTTAGTAGTGTCACTCCAGATTAATTCTTCACGTGAAGGAGTAGTCTCTACTTCTTCTGCGTTTACTTTAATACCTATATTGCCATACAAAGGAACTAGCTCTAACTCCTCAAAGTTGATGTAGCCATAGTTTACTTTGTTAATAACAACATGCGGTTTAGAGTAGAAGTGATTATCACTAATAATCAACTTCTCATTCTCAAACAAGACTTTAGAACCTACATTAATAGACTGCACATTATCTCCTTCTATGATTCTAAGACTAATGCAGTCAAAGTAAGTCATCTGAGACTGAATAGCCTGGATGTATTGCTCTTTGTGATGTTTCTTAGCTTCTATAGTAATAGTCAAGCCATTCTTCCTGTGTGTCTTGTTAGCGTAGTAAATAGAACCATCAGAAAACTGAAACTCTTTATTTTCTACGTTGTTTTCTAAATCAAACTGAGGAATACAAGACTCTACTTTAGATGAGTAGACATTAAACTTAAATAAGTATCCGTTGTAACAACTTTCTATAGTATAAAAAGGGCCCACTGAAAGCGGACTTTTATTACCAAGTCCAAACTTACCAATAGGCTTCTTACTTAATCTCTTCGTAGAACTACCTAGTTGAAAATACTTTTCTAGTCTTCTTCCTCCTAGTCCAACACCATAGTCTGTAATAACTATTTTATCTTTCTCTACTCCTTCGCCTACGTAGTATTCTATGTAAATTGTAGAGTCTGTAGATAAGTGGTCTAAGTTGTAATACTCTGGATTAAACTTACTGTCTGCGTATAAGTCACCTTCTCTTTGTTCGTAGAAATCTTCTACCTTAGCTTTGTTAGATAATATTAACTTTGCTTCTTCTCTTTCAGTCACACTATCTATACCATTGCAGAGTAATTCTCTGATAGTAGATGAAATAGGATGCTTGTACTGAAACTTTTGCAGTACATCTAGCATTAGGTCGAAAGACCCTGCATCTATCTGCTTTTTCATTCCTCCTTCTATGGAGTTTGCCGATTGGTTTAAGATGGCCATATAGTGACTTCGTTTATAAATTCATTGTACTCAAACTGTACTCTATGTTTTAGAGACGTTTGTATTATTACCTGTGGTGTGCTTTTAGTTGCAGTGTCTACCGACAATACTTCTACACGTGCATACTCTAAACGTGGCTCCTGTTTATAAGGAGTAAATGGGTACTCTACTATCTTGTGTAAATAGAGTTGCTCTAATTCTTTTTCTGTTAGCATAAAAGTTTATTAAGTAGGTGAATAAAGGCATCTGGACCAAAAGCTTTTCTATAATCAGAAGGATCTTTTTGTCCTGTAATCTTAGGAATGATTCTGTCTTTAAAAGGATACTTATGAGCTGAAGTTTTATCATCATTGTCAAACAGTGTAAACACTTCTTCATAGACTTCACTACATTTTTGTATTACGTGTTGTGGTAATACTATGTTCTCTCCTCTCACTGCCAAAACATCTACACCTAATTGATCTTGTACTTCTGCTATAGCCATTAAATCCTTGTAAGCTTTAGTAATGACTAACTTCTTATATTTCTTTAACTGTACTGCACCAGGGACACAACTCTCATCCCAATCAGTAGTAAACTTATACTTTTTATTATCCGAATAAGGAGTATAAAGTTGGTACTTGTCTTTTACTTGATAAGAATAAGTCTGCATTCCTCTAAAAGGAACTTTCTGTTGTTTCGTAAGCCAATAAAAATCTACTGCTTTACATTGGTATCTTTCTAAAGTAGGAAGAGTAACACCGAATGTTTGCCAATAAGCTAAATCTTTAAGACTAAAAGGTCTACTACGTATAGTAATATAAGAAGGGTCTTTCTCTTTGACTTGTTTTAAGGGAATACTACGTGTCGTAGTAAAACCTGGTACAAGTCCTGAATCTGCAGCTACTTTATAAATAGCTTCATCTCTGTTTGTTACTTCTGTAAAGATGATTTGTACAAGGTCGAAAATATCTCCAAAGTTCTTTCCTTTGTACGCTGCATCTTTCCACATTAACTCTGTAAGATGAAAAGAAGTTCTAAGTTTTCTTCTATAGACTCCGAATGAAGAGTTGACGTCTCCTTCTCTAATTGGAGAAGAGTAGCCTTCATTAATAACAAACTCAAACCCTAAGTAAAAAGAATAGAGCGAGTACTCATCGACTCGCTCTAATACTTCTATTTCAGTAATCATTCTTTACTTAAACATGTCCTCTCCTGTCTTCATATCTTCCTTCTTATCACCACTAGTGTTTATGATAGCTTCTCCGCTATCTAAACCATTAGCTTTCTCATAAGTAGAGAAAGTTAGCTTAGTAGCTTCGATTGGAATGCTACCTAACTCTACTACAGGTTGCGTAGCAAGATACTTTCTTCTGAACGCTGGATAATGTTTCGCTTTACTTTGACGTACACATAATACACGTAAAGTAACAGGAGGTAATTCCTTAGCAACTCTGTCTTGAGGAGATAAGTAACCATCTAAAGCTTCAGAATACTTGTCTACTAAACCTTTACAAAAAGCTTTTAAAGTAGATGCTGAATTCTTGTTTGCAGCATAGTCTTCTTTAGTAGTGATACCAATTGAAGTCCATACGTCACCACTAGTAGGTAAATCTTTACCACTTCTGTAACATAGAGCAAAACTGTGTATCAAGTTACGTAACTCTGTAATCTGATCGCCTGATGCTTTGTTAATTTCATCTGCTGTTAATGTCTTACCTAACATCTCATTTACAGCTTTGATTGGTTCTAGTTCCCACACTTTGATAGAGTTTCCTCCACCACTGCCTGTGTCAACTAAACCATTCTCGGTATTCTCAGCAAATGGGTCGTCATCTACGCCTACTGTTGCTGTTGCACTCCCATCAGAGAAGTGAAAATCTATGGAAGCATTGCTACCTTCCTTTGCATTGTAACTTATTTTGGTTAAGTTAAGACCTTCGTTTATTCCTACTTTCATACTTAAATTTTTGGGTGTCTAAGGTAAAGAAAAGTGTACAGATTTGCACACTTTTCTTAGTTAAACTTTTAAACAGTATCACCTGATACTTGACTTGTTACTTCTTCTACTGGAATAAAAACTTCTTCATGTTCTTCAGTTATAGCAGTCTCTACATTAGAAACTTCATTAGCTTTAACAATGATAACAGGGAAAAGATCAACTCCTTCACGTAGTTCATAAGAAGCAGAACCTTCTTTAGCTCCACGCTTTACTTTCTTCATTACTGGGAAAGCACCGCCTTTCAATCTAGTAGCTAAGTTCATGTCTACTCCGATTTGGAAATCCATGTAACCTTCTTCATTAGGTAAGAAACCAACTTCTGCCATTAAAGGAAGTAAAGTTTCTTTACCGTATGTAGCGGCACCTTGATCTATTACAGAACTTTTAGATGTACCGTCTTCATTATAAGAAGTTGTAGCAAATAAATCTACTTTAGGTTCTGTCTTAGGAGTCACTGCTACTAAGATAAAACGTGGGCCACCTGCAGGAATTAAACCTGCACTGTTAGCACTGTCTATGATGTCTAAACCATAGCGTACATCAGAATAACTAATAATCTGTTTAGTAACTACGTTACCTGCTGCGTCTTTTACTTCTACACCATCTTTCATAATTGGTGTGTTCTGTACTAATTTGTTAGGATACTCTAACTGTAGTTTATCTACTAATGCTTTAGAAGGATAAACTGTACCGTCTTTCCATAAACGGAATCCCATGAACGTCTCTTCTGGGTTGCGGTCTTTTTTCAAAACTACTTTCTTAGTAGTTAACTCTGGTTGTTCTGCGAAAACTAAGTTCTCGAAAAACTGGAATGCACTTGGTGTACTCATGTTGTTTTATATTTAAGTTTTAAACTTGTGGTGATGTAGGAGTAAAGATAGTGTCCCAACTAAATGGAACTGTCTTGCCTGCTAGGTGTTTATAGCGTGAACCCATCACGCTTTTGTCATTGGTAGCAAATGATACCATCAACTGTCCATAAGGTTCATCTTTTGATTTAGAACCTCTGTACAGATAACCAATTGCATCTACTTTAGCAGATAGAATAGCACCTAGTTTACCACTTAGTGATAAATCTAGAATACTAACTTGGTTACCATCTTTACTATCCTTACCGTCAAGGTATTTATCCTTTACGTGAGAGATAATAATAAGATGTCGAAAGTACTCTGATAGTTGTCCTACACGAAGTAATAATTCTTCACGTACTAAACCCCAACCAGCTCCCATAGGTAAGTCTATTACAGAATCTCCTGTAAACTTAGAACCTATAGTTGACAACTTGTACTTCTCTGTTGCTGAGATAACAGCGTACTCTTCTAGTTTGTCTATAGTGTCTATAACACCATACTTGTAAGGGTATACGTCATCCCCTGTTTTACCTGCTGCTTTACGAGCTTCCTTTTCAGTGTGTAAAGCAACTAAGGTACTTTTAATGTCTGTCATAGCACCAATGTCTAGGCGCATAACATCATACATCTCAGAACCTTTCTCTAGGTCTAAGATTAGACAGTTATCTAACTGTGATACTGCTTCTGTTTTTCCGCACTTTGGTAATCCGTAAAGGATTATATTGCGAGGGATTGTTGATGAAGCTCCCATTCGTTGTTTAGGTAATTGCATTCTTCCTCTTCTTCTTTTATAGTGAATTTCTCTTGTTCTTGTAATAAAGCACGACTTCTAAATACCCACGTGGATTCATCTTCCATAAAACCATCTGTAGCTTTAGGTAAATCATAAGCAGCACCAACTGTAAAGTTCATAAACAAAGGAAAGATTAAGTCTTTTCTACCATGTCTATTCTTTGTGACAAATAGTAATAGTAAAAAGTCTCCTAATCCACCTTCATCTGCTCTTCTACAATTGTAACCTGCAAATGATTCTATGTCAAACTGCATAGGTTTTATCAAAGAGAATACATAGTCTGCATCTCTAAAAGGTAATCTACTGTCACCATAGTCACTACGACTAGGTGTAGGTAGTTTAGCTTTACTTCCATTTCTAATTTTTGCTTCTTCGTAGTTAGCTAAGAAGTCAGGATTAAACTGTTGTACTACCAACCAGGACATACCAAAATGATTTCTCGTAGCTATACATACGTTTTTACTAAAAGCATCTATTTCTGTCTTACCTTCTCCTACAAGACCTATATGGTCTACTACCCCTATTACTAATATATCAGGATCATTCTTTTCAAAAGATTTAAACCTTAGTTTAGACTTGGCAGTCTTCTCTGCTTCTGTCTGTGCGTAATAGCTAATAGTACCATGTTTACCAAAGAAAGATTCAAAGTTTCCATAAAGGTCTGCTTCGTTAGATTTAGAAGTTATCCAAATGATGTGGTCAAAAAGTTTGTCCACTATC